TTCGTGATGGACCATTCATCGGCGGGTTCCAATCCGTACCGCATGGTAGCGGTTCGTGCCGACTGGTCAATCTGAGCCGTAAACTTGGCTATAAACCGTTTTACGTGCTTGTTTTCGCGTACCTCAAAAAACGTGCCTGTAACCTTTGGAGCCCGTTTCTGGACAGGCCCCATTGCGACCCTGATCTTTTCGACGTAGATCGGCTTGATTGCCCGCCAGAATTCCAGACAAAGGGCTTGGATCGGCATGAATAGCTGATTTTCGTATTCGCGTGGGATCAGGATTTTAGGCGGTTTCGGCTTCGGCCTCTTCGGTCGCTTCGGCTGTTTCGTTTTCCTTTTCGGACTCATCAGGCTGTTTGCCATATTCGCCGCCCCCCATCATAGGTGCCGTTTGAGCCTTGGTTATATCCGCCGCAAACAAGTCGCCACATTCGATCTCTTCAAGCCCGACCATCATTCTCGCTTCGTTGCGAGTGATGACATTCTCCTTGAAGAGCATCGTCGCCTTGTTTGCAAGCTGTTCGTGGTCTTCCGCGAGTGCCTCAATATTCGAATAATTCCACTTCAAGCTCATCCGGCCCGATGGGTCGTAAAGCCTGAGTAATTGCTTTTCGATTGAGGCAGACAGAAGTTCATGGAATGGAATGATTGAGTTCATCCACGCCGCCCGCTGAGCCTCTCTGTAGTTGGCGTATGTCTTGCCCTCATCAGGCAGACCAAGGACCATTGGCGAGACACCCATCGCTGAGCATATGCGAGCCACGGCCGTAGAATCGACATTTGGAAGCATCATTTCGGCGGGCTTTGTGCCGATAGATTCCACCAAGGCTGGAGATGTCAGGATAAGCGGTTGCCCTTGCCGATCCAATCCGATGGACTGCATGATGGACTGCTTGAGCGTTTCGGCCTGAGCCTTGTTGAGTGCGTTTTCGCCTGTTGGCGAGATAACCATGTTGGTCACGCCTACGTTTTTCAGGATACTCGCTGTGTAGCCTGCGATCATGCTGATTAAAGCCACTTCCCGGCAGCACGCCAGAAGAGGCGAATAACCAAGGCGGTCGTTCCACGGGTCAATTCCCTTTTTGAATTCCACAATCTGTTGTGGATCAAAGATTTCCGGGCGTCCTGTGCCTGCTGGAATGTACTTCCAACAATTCAGGTATGCCGAGCCATCAACCGGGAAGTCGGGTGCCATGTATCGGCCATCGAGCCAATACAGTTCCGCCACCCGCCCGCCTGCGTTCGGCACGATCGACCAGTATCCGTTCCCGACACAGAGGGTGTCGATGATGGTCGCGGACAGTAAGGCATGGCCTGAATATATCGGGTTTGGGTTCTTAATCAGATCGAGAAGCGGGTGCCCTTCAAGCTGGACATCTTCCCCGTATTTGGTTTTGATCCAGAGTTCCAAAGGAACCGATGTCGCGTTGCGTGTGATCCAATCGAGCCCCAAGGCCACAACCGGGTTTTGCCGGAAGTCGCCTGCTTCTTCGACCCAGTTGAATCGTGCCGACGGGATTTGAGTCGCCCGGATTGCGTAGAATCCGCCGCCGCCGCCCCGGCCTGAAAATAGGTATCGTGCTGGAGCAGATGCCCATGAGCCAATTGAGTTTACCGCCCGTCCGATCATGTTCGGAATGTTCGCCATCTGTTAGCCCCCTTGAGGTGTATACCTATACTAACGACATTCCGATCCGCCGGGAAAGATAATTGAATCCCAGACTCATCGCGTCAACGATATCATCATGGGCGTCGACTCCATCCTTGCCCGTAAAGGCAGGGACTTCATCCATAAAGGCGGTTATGTGCGATCCTTTGACCAACCGGATTTTGTCGTTTGATGCTGCTCTTGCCGCTGGTGTGGCCCGGTAGTATTTGTCGCCTGAAGCTCCTTCTTCGTGGACGATGTAGCCTGAAAGCTGTTGCCTGATAAACTGGTTGACGCGCTTGCCCGCACTGCCCGGTTCCCGCTCTAGCAGGATAACCACATCTTCACCATCAGATTCGGCTGTTTCTCTTTGGACGCGATCCAGATCGCTTGGCCCGTATTGGCCCCGGACGATTGAATCAATGAAGTATTCGTCTTCAATCTTGTGCATCCTGAGCCCGACCGAGTAATCTCCGCCGTCCGGCGTTGCCGCCGTGTCCCACGCCCGCACGGATAGCCTTGGCCCTTCCGGCAGCGTGTTCACGATCTTAAACCATCTGCGATCAAAGAGTGCGGACGCATCCAGAACATCCCAGTCGCCATGCTTGATGCGTGCCCGCTCTGTCGGCAGGAGATGGTCCAGCGTGTCCCCGTAGGCTTCTTGGTCCAGATAAGGGTTGTCGATGTAGTTTGCTGCTAAGAAGAAGCGGTTGGGCGTGCTTGTCTTGACCAACCTCTTCCGCACCCACGCATGGCCTGAGCCGCCGGGGTTTGAGGCAGATGCTGTCAGGAGTGGAAGCGTTGAGCCTTTTGGTCGGCGTTGGCGAGAAAAGAGGAATGTATACGTCTCTTCTGTGAAGTCCGTCAGTTCGTCCCAACACACCAGATTATACTTCCCGCCCCGATATTTCAGGTGGTCGTTCGGCCCATTACAGTGTCCAAACTGTAGAACCGCCCCTGTGTCAAACTGGAAGCGGTTGTGCTGTGCCTGCCATTGGACGCCCGGCCTCCCCATTAACCACGTTTTGGCCCGGTTCAGGATGCCTTCCGGCTGGTTGAGATCGACGAATGTCTTTCGAAGTATTAAGGCAGAATAATCTGAGTCTTGGAGCCAATCGTCCTGCAATGCCAGCATAAGCAGCGCGTCCGATTTGCCGCCGCCGCCTGCGCCCCCATAGAAGACTTCCCGGTAGGACGTATTGCGAGCCGCCAAGAGGAATGCCGCCTGCTTCAAGTGCGGTAGGTGTGGGCTATACTTTGGACGAGGCCATTCAGGATATTTCTGGTGTAGGGCTTGAAGTTTCGTCAGGTCTAACATTCGCCGCCTCGCTGTAGATTCCGACTATCTGTCTGAGTTCATCGCTTGTAAATGGTCGCCGCTCTCCGCTCTCTTCATCCGTCTTGACGATCTCAATCTCTGATTGCTGGATAACAGGAGCAAAACGAGTCACGACTTCCTTAAGGCAGAACACATGGTGCTTGCTTTGGATATCAACCGCCCCGACGACAAGGTTCTCCGCAATGACTTGTCCGACTGATTTGTTCTTTGGCATTCGTTGCCCACGGAGTTCTTCGCCCTGAAGTAAGCTGGTTATGAGCGTGTTCAGATCAAAGCCTTTGCCGGGTCTTCCGGCTTGGTTGCCAGATTGGCCCGGCTTGAAATGGTACTGTTTCAAGTGGGCCCCACGAGCCTGCTTTGGCTTGCTGTTATCATGCTGTTCCACAGTTAATCCTCGAATTCCTTCCGATCCACAAAGAACGTCTTGGCACAATGCGGACAGATCAGTTCTCTAACGGATTTGTCCTGCTTCTCCGCCATGCCTGAAAAGCTGTCCTTGATCCTGCTATCGGCGTCTTCAACGTCCTGATCGTCATCGGCCCCGATGGCATCGCCGTAGACTGGTGGAGCCAAAGCCGTCTTGAGGTCTAAATCATGGAAGTAGATTTGCATAGAATCCGTCTCTTTGATCTCCCTGAGTTCGGGAATCAAGAGATCGTAGTCCCAGAGCGATTTTTCGCCCGCCTTGTTGTCTGCGATCCTGTAGCGTTTGATCTGTTCGCCAGTTAGGTGCGACAGGTCAATGACTTCAATCGTTTTGCCGATCTTTGCCTGAGTCCGTTCTTCCGGGCTCATTTCGATCATAGCCTTGTAACGGGTGTGCCCTGTAACGATAGTGCCCTCTGCATCAATCGTAATCAGGTTGTTATACCCGTTCTCAACCATTGACGCCTTTACGATTGGTACGGACTGAGCGTTTTTTCGCGGGTTTCGCCAATAGGGCTTGATCTGTTCCAGTGTTACCTTTTTGATCTTTGTCGCCATCGTATTGCTTTCTTAGTTCAATCTGGTGCTTGGTTTCCCACGCCTTACGATAATCCTCATTTTCGTAGAGCTTGGAGAATCCAGTGATGTGTTTGAGCTTTGCCAGTTCTTCCGCTTCTACTCCCAACTCTGCACAGATCCGCCCGTTTGACCATCCTTTGTCCAGCATTGAGAATACCATCGTGGACATTCCAACGACAGAGTGCTTGCCTCTTGCCCGGTTGTGGCGGACGGTTGAGGCCATTCGGTCGTTGATCGGCTTGTCAATCACGACGATCGGCAGAAGGCCCTTATTTGCCTCGTAGATGTCCGGGCACGTCCGCATGATCGTATAGCGGTGAAAGCCGTCAACAATCGTATAGCGGTCATTCTCCGTGTCGTAGATCGTGACTACAGGTTGCGTATACCCATCGTGCTTGATTGAGGTATACAAAAGTTTCATCTCCTTGGTCGCCACGCTGTTTGGGTTGTAATCGTTCGCATGGACCTTCTCGACTGGTACAAGCTGAACGTCCCCGACAGGGTTCGGGCTTTCAGATAATCGGTGGGCGATCCGCTTGAGGCTGTTGATGAATTCGATCTTGTCGACTGCCCGTTCATGAGCCTGTTCGATATCTTCAATCAGTCGCGACATCATTTCGCCGATCCCTTTCGATTTCAAGTGTGGATTTTTTGCCCTGCTTCTTCCTGCGGTAATCAAAGATAGCCGGACGAGCGAGTGCGTTTTTTACCTTGATGAATTCGTAGTCGTTGGCGAGTACCGATTGGATACATGCCTTGTCAATCTGATCCCCGAAGGCGTCCCCGTACATGTCGTCAACCGATTTGAAGTGGGCCCTGAATGATGGCTTGAGATCATCCGGCAGCATTTTTTCAACCAAAAAGTCCCGATACTCCCGCCATGACTTGAACATGAAAGGCAGTTTCTTAGGGAAGTAGTCATCGCTCATCTTTGCCGCTGAATGGACGCCTGCGAGCCTCTGCGTCATCTTGTCATAGGTTTCGCGTTCGAATTCCTGAAGCGTGAAGAGGCTTTTGATTGCCGTTTCGTGGATCAGGCTGGAAACACGCATCTCGCTCTGCTTCAAGCCGTGAGCGTATTGGAGATCGTATATTTTGTTGTACTTCCATTTGTTCTTGTGAATGGCGACCCAGATATCCGAATCGCACCAATCGTAAAGAGGATAGAACGTGTAATGCACTCCCGGCTTCCGGGCTGTTGCCCACGTTAGCCATTTATACTTCGGCCTGCTTACAAGTAAACGGTGGCGGGTTGGCGACTCGTTGGCCCGCATCCCTGCGACATCGGCCACACGTTGGCCCTTGTACATGGCAAGAGGGATTGCGTGCAAGAGATCCCCGAATCTGTCGGCCCCGTAGACGTTCTCTTTAATCGCGATCGTCTCTTTTGGCCTGATCCACTTTTGCGGTTGATCCTGATCCCATACCTTCATCCACGGTTCGTTCGCACTCGTTGCGTTGTAGAGCCTGAAAGGAACCTGAGCCCATATCGGTCGGACATCTGGACGGGTCATAACTTCCCGCATCAGTTCAATCGTTGACGAGAATTCGGACTCCTGGTCCAAAAAAAAGACAGGAAGTGGAAGCCGCCCCCGCTCACCCGCGACTTTGAGCATCAAATGAAAAATGACGGTTGAATCCTTGCCGCCGCTGAAGCAACACACGACATTTGGGAATTCATCGTAGATAAACCGGATTCGCTCAAGTGCTGCATCAAAAACGTTTTGCCCCGTGTATATCTTCATTAGGTTGCACCTACATACTGGACAGATTTGCCTATGCTGTGCCCTACCGTGCTTTTTTCGCCTACATGCTCAAATAGCGTTGGAGTGCTTAGAGTCCAAGGGATTTTGTTTTCGATAAGATATTCCTGAATGATTACGTCATACCATTTTTGCCTGTAGGTTGGCTTGATTGATATCTTGCCCTGATTGTTAAACCATTCGTTTATCCTGTCTGTTAATCCGTGCTGATTAATGTAGATCACGGCCTGATCGTAGAATCCCCGGCGGTTGTAGCCTGTGACATATCCACGCGCCAGATTCTGCGGCTTAAAACTGACCCGTTGACGCGAAAAGAATGTGTAAATTGTATTGTTTGCCTGTTTGTGGATTGCCTCCCATCTCTTCCTCCAATCCTTAACCGTAATGACATCGTCGGTCATTATAAGGACTGGTTCGTCCTTTTTGGCTGAATCAATCATCTCCTTCATACATCGACTCAGGTTCCACGCTTGCCCCCTGCGTTCTGCATCTATAAACACTGTAAACTCATCGACATTAGGTTCGATAAGGTTTCGAAGGTTCAAAAGTGATTTTTCGCGGCCCTTTACTGTTATGACTCCGGCCTTCATTTGGTCTCCTCCTTTTTGGGTATCTTTACGACTTTTATACATCCGTTTTTAGCATGGCTGACGACTTTGAATCCTCTTCTTAGTAATGCCCCTAAAGACATTGGAGTGCACCCGGCCTCTATCCTTAGATGGCTGTACTTTTTTAGCCTGTATTCAAGCATTTTCCGATAGATTCCACGACCTCGTTTTTCAGGTATAACATATGAAGATTTGAGCACAATCTTGTTTGCGTACCTTATGACAGCACAAAAGCCTGTTATCCCATCTTCATCAAAATGTGCGTAGTATTCTGATCTTTTGGCAAAGCCAATAGACTCTTGCTTTGCTGCAATTTTCAAGTGCTCAATCTGATTGGCTGTTATTTTGCGTATCATTTGAGGGTGTTGTCAAAAAATGAGCCGGGCTTGATCCCCATCCCTTTTGGCCAGTCTGGATAATCTTCAAAGGTTGCCCGGTTAATCACAAGAGTTCGATCAATCGGCATTCCCATAGACCAGTAAAAATGCCCGTCCGTGTGGTTCATATAGCACCTTTTGCTGCGGTAGAACATCTTGTTATAGCCTTCGGCCCGGATAAACAAGACAGCCGCCTCAAATTCCTCTACTGATCGGCATTTATCGCGGGTTGTGTAATGATGAGGCCATTTCGGCATCGTTTTGGCGTAAGTCCATTCATGAGCGTCAATGAATGCCTGAAAGCCTTCGCGGTTCATAAAATCTCCTCATATTCAAACTTGATCCGCTTGCTGATCTTGCCTGTCAACACGTGCTTCTCCTTGATCTCTGAGCCCCTAACCAGCACGAAACAAAAGTCCGGGAATAGATGAGCCACCATTTTTACTTTGGCGATCCCCTTGGAAGCGAAACGGGTCGCCCCTTTAACTTCGTGATATTCGACATATCCCTGATTTGTGATGACCAGGAAGTCCGGTTCGTATCGCACGCCTGTGCCTGTTCTGAGGCTTCCGGGCTTGAGGTAATAGGCCCGGATTTCCTGCGAGCGGTGTTGCTCTTCAAGTATCCTGAGATACGCCAGTTCGTGCTTGCTGTCGATATCTTTCGGCAGTTCAGGCTTTGGCTTGACTCTTGCCTTTGGCCTTGGTTGCGTTTTGTTCACTTGTTGCTCTCCTTTCCGCTGCTGCTTTTAAGACGGTCTCTTTCCAGACATCCGACCGTTTTAGCCCCCGATGCCCGCCGCTGGATTGGTACAACTCGTCCAGCGTAAACGCCATTAAATCGTCGCCTGTTAGGTATCCTGCAAGTTCTAAATAGTGTTCGTTCATTCCTGATCCTTTTGCTTGAGTCGGGTTTCGCAATGCTTTTTGGCTTCGTCAAATGTCTTAAATCTTGTCGCCGTATGCCATTCTGACATCAAGATGAATCCGGGTGCATTTTCGTCTTTGCTAATTGTTCCAAGCATTGCTTCGAAATTGCCGTGTTCTGCATCTGGACCAAGAATCGTGGCCCATTGCTTCGCGTTGGTTTGGAGCCAATGATTCATGACTGGTCCGAGATCTTGGCGTTATAGTGGCTTAAAATGACTGCTCTTGCCTCGTAGATGTCCGCGACGGGTTCCGGCCCGGTTGCTTCTTCAAGAGCCCACAGATAATCATTCATGGCATTGTATTCCGGCCAGTATCTTGCCCGCCGCTCATCCAGTCCCCGGATTAGGCTTTTGTGATTTGCCTGATTGGCTTTGACGGCTTTGGTCAGTTCTTCCATGTTGCCCGCTTTGTGGGCTTCTGTGATTGAATCAAATCTTAAGAGTTCCGGCGGTAATTGCGGTATCATCCTATCGTCCCTTGATTTTGAGTTCGTGCGTGCTGTTTGCTGCGTTGGTTGCGAATGAGGCCAGACGCATACTTCGTTCGTGCTCCCTCAATCGCTCTTTTGTCTTTTCCTGCTTAACTCTGCGTGCATGGACAGCGTACATCTCCCTGATTTGGTACTGACATTTCAGGGTGCCATAAACAAGCGTTCCCTGCTTGAATGCGTTGACCAGGTCATCGGGTGGCGTTGGCATGACGCAGATCTGTTTATCTGTCGGTCTCTTCCCATGCTTTTCGACGAATTCTTCATACATCCGCACGCGCTGCTTTAGAGCTTTTTGATATTCGTATACGTTGTTCGATTTCATGCTGTGTCAGTCCCAGATCCTTTTGTTGCCGTTGTATCTTGACTATCTCAACTACTTCCCTGTCCGCCAGATTCGGCCACTTGCCTGCTACTCGGCTAATATGATCCAAAGGCGACAGGTCCGTGATTGCTTTGTCATGGAAGATGCTGTTTATGCCTGAAGGATGGTGGACGATTGGAGCCGGAATATATCGGCCTGTTTGTGGTTTTCGCATGGCTTGTCCTTGGAGCCTGCCATCCGTGGCCGGAGATCCTTCTGCTGACCCCTCGCTTGGCGGGTGGACTGTTCGTAAGGGCCCGCCTTGCTTCAAGCAATTTCTGTTATGATTCCAGACCGTTTGGCTTCCGCCAATGCCATTTGCCTGAGTTCAATCGCTCTTGCGATTGTCTGCGAATCGCTTGTAGGCAATGTGTGGATATTTTTGTTGATAATCGCGACCAGTGCGTTAATCGCATGAGCCATCTGGACGAAAGTTGATTCGCTGATTTCGGTGTAGAGTTTTGGCTTTCCGTTGGTCAAAAAAATTGGCGTTGGTGTCAGTTCGGGCTCAATTACGACCGCGCTTGGTTTAACCGGGGTTGGAGCGTTTGCCGCCGCCATCTCCGCTTTTGTCCGGTTGATCTCGTCGCGTTCGGCTTTGAGCTTGGCCCGTTCGGCCTCAATTTCGGCCAGCATCTTAGACCGTTCGGCCTGAAGCTCCGCCTGCAATGCCATCTTGTCCAGTTCCGCTTGGCACAACTTGGTAAGCTCTTTGAATGCCTCAAAAGCGTCAGGATAGTATTCTTCCCAGTCCCGGCCCTTGTAAATGCTTTCGGCCTTGTTTAAATCCAGTTGAATTGCTTCGGCTGTTGGTTTTAACAATTGCCCGAAAGAGCGTATTGTCCTAATCGCGGTTTCGTGTCCGGCCTTCCGGGCTTGTTCCTGCTTCTCCCACGTTTCAAGCGGTTGGCGGATTTCATCCCTAAGAGCATCAAGGGCTGTCCGCACTCTTCGGCGTTCGCCATCAATTGCCGTAGTCTGAGCCTTGAGATCGGCCACCAGCGTTTTGCCGATGTCGTCAAGGAATGTCTTGGATCGAACCACTTTGAAGGCGGTTGAGGTAATTGCCGATCTGTTTCTGGTCACTGACAGATCGAGATCCCCCGGCAGTCTCTTGGCCTCTTCGGTGATGCGAGCCAGAATCTCGTCAATCCTATCCGGGCTTGCGAATAGCTCCGCCGGGCTCATCCCGTTGAGTGCGACTATTTCGGTTTTTGCTTCCAATGTTTCATTCGACATCCCAGTTACTCCCGTTTGCTGTGATTGCTTCGCGGATGACGACCAATCCCTGATACTCTTTGTAATAGACGGTTACGTCCAAAGATGGGTATTTAACCCCTATCAGAAATGGTCTCATCTTGTGATTCTTCCACTTCGATTTTATTGACACGATTCGCCCGCTTTGGCTTGAGTTTTGGACTGAGTTGTCCCGGACTTCGTCGCCCACCTGATACATTTTTTTTGCCTTTTATTGGGCTAAATACTTCCGTGCATAACGGCAGGATTTTGAAGGCCCTTGACGCGACTGATTCCAGAATCTGTTTCGCCTTCAATGCCTTTAAATGGCCTGCGACTGCGGATCGGTTGATTCCCCCCATCGCTTCGGCCACATCGCTAAGTAAAGGCCAGAATCCATTGTTAGAATGGTAGTCAAGAATGATTTTTGCACACAGCATTTGCCGGGCAGTCAATGGCCTTGGTTTGGCGGGCTGTCTCATTCGTCGGCCTCCAAGTCTGCATCTGCTGCGAGCAATAGGCCCGGCCATTTGTCCTGTTCAATTGCGATCAGGACTTCCCGGCAGGCTTGGATTTTTAGACAATCCCAGTCGGCTGTTATGCCCCGGCTAGCGAATTCATTCATTCGGGTTTCGACGACCCATGTCACATAAAGCTCATCGCGCTCGTCCACACGCTTCTCCTTGTAGCGTTCGTCCATTGTTGCCGTTCGAATACTAATTGTTAGTGGCCTTGAGGTCAAGAGTCTGGATCATCTTTTTTGCGAAACATTCTGGAATAGTTTTTCGGTGGCGTATTCGCGGAAACGTGCTCTTGCTGCTTCAAGCAATACGTCTGGATCATCCTGTTCAAAATCAAGCCCGAGTCCTTTGTACCATTCGATTGTCTTGCCGATTGATTCTTGGACCTGTTCAATCCCGTGGCGTTCGACTTCTTCGTTCGCCAGTTGCATACCCAAAAAGCGTTGACCAGCATAGCATGTACATCGAAAGGCCCGCATCGTCAAACGGCTGGAGCCGCCCACGCTGGAGTTGGTCATTTGCGGTGCCATGATGACGCCCCGGCCATCGCACATCCCGCATGTTGTTGTCTGGTAGTTCATCGGTCAAGTGTCTCCGCCATAAGTCCCTCTGTGCGGCAGATGTCCGCCGCTTGCATCAGGGATTTGCCTTGTGCCAGTAATTCGTTTGTCCGCTTCTTCCGCCGCTCCGAAAGTTGATAGCTCCGTGCCCGTTCGGCCTCACGCTTGGCGTGTTGTTCGTTGACTTCTTTTTGCTTTGCCGCTTTGGCCTCTTCCTGAGCCTTGACAACTTTCGGCGGTAAAACCGCCGCCATCGGTTGGAAGAGGCCCGCCATCGGCACGCCAGTGGGCTTTAATGGCGGTTGGTTTGGGTATGGTGTCGCCGCTTCAAGCCATTCGCCGTTAACCTTGACCCGCTTGCCATCTTTTGTCGTGATACGTTCCGGCTTGGCGGGTGCGGGCTTCTGCTCCGGCAAGTCGTTAAACTTGAGTTCCAGAATCTTCGGGCTTCGAATCGTGCTCGTCATCGCCGCCGCTTCTCTGAGAACCGCCAATAGCCTCCAATCGTCCGCCGCTGTACCGCTAGCGATGTGGGCATAGATCCAGCGTTCGGCAATTGGTCCGGCTTGGCTTGCGAGCCCCTTGAGGGCGTCAGGAATCGTTTTCGGATTTGATGCAGGCAGGATTGCGTCCGAGACGGTTTCGAATGGTTCCGGCCCGCCGCCGCCGCCGTAGGTTGCGACTGGGGTTATAATACCTTCCGAAGGAAGAGGGGTTATATTATTAGATAGGACATTTTGTCCTTCGTGATAGGACTTTTTGTCCCATCCAGTAGATAGGACATTTTGTCCTATCACTTGGCTTTGTGATGGGACATTTTGTCCTATCACTTTTGCCTGTTGCCAAGCCCTGATAACGTCCGTTCTGGTCGTGACCCAGATGCCTCTTGGATACCTTTTGTAGGCGACCAAACCGATCTTTTCGAGTCGCTGTAATGAGCGTGTAACCGTTTTGGCTTCAATCTTCAAGTCCGTTGCGATCCGCTCCCGGCCCGCATGTAACGCGACTTTCGCTTTCTTGGTGGAATTCTCCCATCCTGCAATGTATCCGTAAATTACGGCGTCAACGACATTCTCAACTCTCCCGAATACGTCCATTGGTATCGAAACGTATCGCCCCTGATCTTCCTTCATTTGAGCCCCTTTCCGTTGCCCACTTGACTTACCTGGTCAACCGGACAACAATATTGGTGATGATGCTGCGGGCAAGTGGCGTTAGCCTCTTCGATCTTGTTTCGTCTCTCCCGGACTTTCTTGATCGAGGCCCTTGGTTGTCTTGTCTCTCGTTGGTAATAACCGCCGGGTTTGTCTCCCCGGCGGTTTAATTATTTTGCCGCCTTGACGCTTATAGGTCAAGGGTTTGCGTTTGGTCAAGGCTTTCGGCCTTCCGGGTTTTTGCCAGATAGACCTCCTCTCTATCAATCGCGATGCAGGATTCGGCGTCAATTCCGATCCGAGCTTTGTCGCCCCGCAAGTCTACAAGGTTGATCGTTGCAATCAGTCGCCCGTTTTCATGGATGACGATCTTTTCGTTGGTCTTCCGTGCCAGTACAAGCATGATCTTGCTCCTCCGTGCTTAGGTCAAAAAGGGACGCCGTTTTCATCGTATCTGTCGTCTGATCTTGCTGGTGTCCGCCTTGCTGGTTGGCGAGGCTGTTCTGGTGCCCTGTCCTTCCAACAATATTTAGAACATCCCGGCTTGCCGTTCTTATACAGACGTTTTGGTGCCCCGCAGTCGGCACATTCGCCTAGATCGCCGCCGCCATCATCGTAATCTTGATGAGCGGGTCGCCGATCCTGAGCCGGACGTTGTTCGTACCCTGAATTCTGTGGCATTGCGGCTTGACCATCGTCATCTTCTGGAGCCAGACCAAGCAAAGTCAGGATCGAATACCGCCTGAAGTAAGTCAGACGAGATCCAAAGGTCTGCGGCTTCTCGTCGATGAATAACGGAATTTCCTGAGTCTCTGATTCGCCCGATGCGACATGGATCAGGCTTGTTACAAGTACGGTCGCTTCCGCCGCCCGATCAAAGACCGTCCGTTGCCTGAGTACAAGCCCACAGGCGGTCAATGGCTCAATTACGGCGTCCATAACCGCCGCCAGATCGGCATACTTATAGCGGTCCGCCTTGGCGTTCTTATGGACGCTTACCGATTTGCCTTGAAAACAGAGCAGTGCTTCGTTCAGATTCTTCATTGTCTTCTCTCTCTCTTCGTTGGTGAATTACTTCTTCTTACCGATCCGCCGTCCCTTGAGATAGGGTGCCGGATTGACACCCAACTCTTCACAAATTGCCCGCACCATGAGTGCCTGCAAGCTGATTCCGTGCGTTGCCGAATGGATTTTGAACCGTTGATAAAGGTCCTTTGGAACATCCATAGCCACACCTGTCTGTTCGTTGATTGCCGCCGCTGTCGCTGCTGTTGTTGCCGCCATGATTGAGTCCTTGTGGTCTTGAGGTCTAAAAGTTGGGGCCCGAAGGCCCCGGTCCGCCAGTCAGTTTGGAAGTCGCATAACCTTTATATTGACTGTTTTCAGGCTTGTCGCCCTGTCGATGTAGGTCCTGCGACTCTGCAAAAAGTGCATGATCCAGTTCCTTCGGAAAGTCTCATTGCTGGTGCTAGAACAAGCAAATGTGAGTTCCCGCATTGCTGTAGCGTACCAATAACGGCAGCGTGCGAGATCCCATTCGTCGGATATGGAAGCCATCAGCATTCGGTGCTTGAATGCGGGCGTCTTGCGCACATCCTTGGAGCGTTGCTTGTTGGTCATCGGCTTGGTCATCGGCTTGGTGGTTGCTGCGATCATCGGTTTGTCTCTTTCGTTTTGGGGTTAAATAGGGTTGTCTCTTCCCTACATCAATAATATAGGGCTCTAGACCCCTAATGTCAAGGGGTCTAGGGTTTTTTCTTGAAGATTATTTTTCGGCGTGGTGGGGTGATCGGTTCGATCCTGTATTTAAAGGGTTTGTCAGGGTTGCCCCAATACAGAACACGAACTGTCCGCACCCCTATTGCGACGACATTTTTTGGCCGATCCGCCACTATGGCATTCATGGCCCGCCTGATCTCTTCAACCGTCAGATAGATTCCGAGTTCACGCAAGCACGTACCGCCCTCAACTTCGACCAGAAGTTGATATGCGGCTTCGTGCATTGCGTTTGCTCCGTCAATCAAATCATGCTCCGGCATAGCAGACAAAAACAGTATCGGCCCCGACAGGTTCAGGGGTTGGTTCCGTTGCGATTGGCTTGGTCTGGACGGCTTCTGGAGCCCTCTCTTCGAGTCCGAGTTGTGCAAGCGTAAAGCCTGCTGACAGCAGTAGATTGCGAAGTCGCTGATAACTTGCTCCCCCCGGCGTTATGTGCCACGTTTGGCATAATCCGCCAACACTGATTTTGCCGTGGTGCTTAATCATCGCATGAGCGTGCCAGATAATTTCCTCAGTCTGATCTGCGATCCGCTGGATGTTGGCCCGTCCCCCACGCTTTCGGCGTGGGAGTGGAAGAGCCTGCTGTCCGCTTGCTGGTGTGATTCGCCGAAATTTTTTCATCGCACTACCCCTATGAATAGATAGCCTTTTTTCAAGTTCTTGGTTTCAACGATTTCAAGGTCTATGCCTTCGAGCTTGCAATGGGTCGCTTTTGCCGCCAGTCTATGGTTTTGCCATAGATTGTAGGCATGGTCGTAGGAGATCGAAACGAGCTTTTCAAGGCCCAATTGGCGGACTTTGATTTGAGCCCCCTTGGTGTCGGTTGGCCCTGCAAACTGAGTTGTGTAACCGTAGTATTTCATCTTGGCACCTTATGGTCTTGAGGTCTAAAAGTTGGGCCCCGAAGGGCCCGAACAATCAGGCGAAAGCCTTGGCAAAAACATCGTCCTTGGCCCGCGATTCCGCGACAACGATATACTGGTAAGTCCGCCCATCGTAATAGCCGATAGGCGATGTGTCGGACATTTGTGTTGGCAATGCCCAAAGCAATTCGACCAGCCTTTCGGCATACAGGCAATGCTCCGCCTCATCGTCCGTAAGCCAATCGCGGTCAACGTATGAGTCGATTTGGCGTTGAAGTTGGGTCAAGACATCCCCGCGATTGCGGGGTGTCATGCGGACAAGTTCAGATTCCGAATAGTACATTGCTAACTCCCGTTTGAAGATGTTGCGGGGTGTCTCTCCCGCCCTTAGTATTCTAGCCTTCTAGACCCCTGATGTCAAGTTTTGTCAAAAATATTTTTTTGCGGGGTGTAAAGTTCCTCCGCTCCATCGTTCAAGGCCCGCCGTTCGGCCCGGACTTCGTCGTACCAGTATTCCGGTATCCGCTTGTACCAGAGGTCGCCACGCATGAATGCCAAGTCCTTCCGGGCTTGATTTGCGTCCCCAGTCGCCAGTTCTACCGCCCGGCCTTCTGCGTCGACAAAGTGAATTGCCGCCCGGACGGCGTCTTCGATTTCCTTTTGATCCAGACTGCTGTCTAGTATCATCTGGAGCCTTGCCCGCACCCTGTCCGGGTTGTATCCTGCTCTCTTCGCCACTCCCATTTTTACCCTTGTCCTTTGGGGCCCGAAGGCCCTGCTTGAATGTTACACTTAGTCCGAATGCCGATATTTGAATGCTCCACATAGTGCCCTCCTTGGCTGGTGTGGATTTACGCCGCTAGAATTGAATCAAGGCCCCATTTGTCGCCTGATCGAATGATCTCGACCCATGCGGTTCCCGATAGCCCGCACCCTTCGCCTGTAATCATCGCAAAGGCTGGTGCCAGTTCAAAACGCTCGGTCAATCCGAGCCCCTTCTGGACTCTGCTGGTGCCGCCCATTGCAAGAGGGATGAACCGCCTGCCATTGACCAGGTCAAAGGAATCCTCGTGAATGAGCCATGTCCGCCCGTATGCTGTCTTGACGATCTTGGCTTTAATCCGGGTGTCGCCCTTGTACAATCCGGAAAACGTCCACACTCCTTTTTGATCTGCAATGTCGGCCCGTGTGCGATTAAGTTCAGCCGTCAGACCCGATGCCCATTGGGTCAGGAATCCGTCTGTGTCGCATCGTTCGAAGCTCTCCGCCGCACGCTGGTCGCATTCCTTGGCGTGGGCCCGGCATTCTTCGGCAATCTTTGCGTAATCCATCTCTTGTCTCTCCAAACGTGTTTAAAGCCTCATCAGTGCCGCTATGATCGGCAGACGCCCGTTTGGGCGTTTCGGCTTGTCAAAGGGCAACGTCAAGCCCTGTCGCTTCCGTAAACATGGTTTGAAGCTGGTCGCAATAAACGCCAGACATGGATTCTACGATCTTCAAGTCGAGACCCCGATAAATGAAGAATTCCAATTTATAGAGGTCCGAAGGTTCAAGCGTAACCCGGACAAAGTTGGTGCCGCCTCGTGCGAAGCGTGAAGGCAGTTTAAACTGTAGTGTGTTGCCATCAGAGACAAAGGCTTTCGCCCCCGTCATCGCGATGAAGTGCGATCCGCCAAGCTGTGAAAGGATTGTCTTCGCAATTTGCATTTGTCTCTCTCCAAAGCAGTGGGGCCCAAAGGCCCCGGTAAATTCAGGATAGGATATAAACGGTGTAGGTTCCGGTGACCCCTTCGGTCGCCAGTTTGCTCTTGAGCCATTTCTTGGCGTTGGTCAACGTCATGGCATGTGGCGTAAATATCATGTCGTCGCCCCGTTGGTTCTCGCTGAAGGCCCATACTCCAAAGCCCTTTGGTGCTTTGAGGTGGCTGGAAACATAAGGGCGGTCGCTGAAGTAAAGTGTCAGGCTTTTCATCGGTCTTGTCTCTCGTTTTGGGGTTTAGTAGGGTTGTCTCATCCCTACCCTAGAAGTATAGTATCTTGACCACTAGAGGTCAAGATACTTGTCAAAGTTTTTTCAAGAATTTTTCAGGCGTCTTGCCAATTCCATTGAGGCATAGTTGAGCTCGTCCAGATAGTACCCGGCGTTGGGGCTGTCAGGCATGGCTTGTGCCGCATTGTAGGCGTCCGCCATGATGAAGCGAAGTGCTTCGATTGAGAGCGTTGTCATTCGTTCTTGGTATTCGGCGTGGTTCATAATCTTCATCGTCTTGTCTCTTTCGTTCGGTTGGTTGCGTTGCCTCATCCCTACATCTATAATCTATACCATAGGAGCCTAGAGGTCAAGAGTATTCCGAAACAATTTTGAAATAATTTTTGTGCATACACCAAACACTATAAAATAAGCCTGTTGCCACTGAGAATGGCAAACAGGCTCGAAATGTTGGTCGCATCCCACACCCATTAAGTGATGGAAGGACAACTGGATTATATCCATTCCTCTGGACCCAGTCCAGTTGCTGCCACTTGCAAAGCCTGCTCCCGGCTTGAGGCTAGTTTTTTGGGCCCA